AGGGCGAAGCTTTGCACCAAAGGCCGCAACAGCAGAGGCCACCTTTAGGTTGGTTGTTCCCCAGAATGACTGACCTTCCATGGTCTAGGATTTCAAGAAGGGATTAGAACCCTTATTAGCTTACATTCGGGTATCCAGTTGCAGAGATGTCCACCGTCACAAAGGCATCATTGCTCTTGTTGATGGTGATGGAGTCAATGCGGGTAGTTCCCAGGGTTGTTGCATTGGCAAGGGCAGCAAGGGCGGCCCCAGCAGTAACATTATATGCACCAGTAATTGCAACAGAGAGGGAGTAGCCAGTTGTTGCGTTATAATAAGAGATGCCGACGATATCGCCTACGTTGTTACGAACTTCATTTTTCTCAACATTCCTGGTTTCAGAAAAGCTCTGGACAAGTCCAATTCCCTCTGATGTTACACCAAAAACCAAGCCCTGTTGTCCGATTGTTACGGCCGCCATATAATTATCTCCTTTGTTGTGTCAAGTTGATGTTAGTGGTTTAGAAGTCTGTTTTTAATGATTTCCCATGCCGCCGCAAGAACCCCAAAGACAATGGTGGACACAAGCCAAACCCTGCCCTTAACGCTGTGGGCTTCCTGTTCAATCCTGTCCATCTTTGCCTTATGGTCTGTTAGAAGCTCAAGGATATAGGCTTGCCGTGTTTCCATTCTGGCAACCTTTTCCCTTATCTCTATCAGGACGCTGTGATCATCTGAACTCATATCTCGCAATCTTCAGCGCCTTCGCATATCCTGACGCACTCGTGCCCATCTTTGTCTAAAAACCTCTCGATGTAGCCCTCTGCCTCCAGATAGGACAACGCCCCAAGAAAATCCTCGTATGTCCAATTAGAGGCCATTTGGTTAGTCCTTGCTGGATTCCTTTGCCGTTAGTTGCCCCTCAATCGCCTGTGCGATGGGCGAAATGCTCATTAACATTGACGGATTGGTTGTTCGGTATTGGTTAGGCATATACCCTTGGATGGTTGGCTACGGTGGCCGAGCTATTGTTTGTAATAGTCAATCCGCCCCTCATATCCTGAAGTTCCCGGACAAGATGAGCGTAAAAAACTAACGATTGTGGGCGAACTTTGTCACAGGTCATTCCTGTTGCAAGTGATGCTATTTCTGATGAATTTGCGGTTGCATTCCACATTCCGCACTCGGCAATATTGCCGTTAAAATATCCAGCCGCTGTGCTGCGGAGAACAGCACCGATAGCTATCCTGTTCAGATCTTGCGGAGTGCCCATGCTTCCTCCGTTTGCCACCCGTGTTCCATCCACATAAAGTTTGCCCTCGGAATTATCCCAAGTTATTGCAATGTGATGCCATTTTGAATCCAGAACTGGTCCTCCGCTTAAATTTATCTCACCAGTTCCAGATGTATTATTGGAGCGTGCAAAAAATCTGGCGTAAGAAGTATTTTGAGATGCTGCGGTCGCCCCAGTTCCAATACATATAACTGGATTGTTTGTTGTTGAATTTCCAAGGCAGAAAATAAATCGCCCATCTTGTGCGGCACCATTTACCCAACACGCCATTGTGTAAGTAGTTGGTCTATTTCCAAGCGGCGATGAGTTATTAGACAAATACTGCGTGGAACCATTAAAGGTGTAGGCCATTATACCGCACTCCTTACTTCGACAGAGATTAGTTCGGCATCGCCTGTCATTGTATCGTTGGTAGTGTCGCTGGAATCCCTGTAAATTTTTAATCTAAAAAAATCTCCCGCCGCCAAAGAATCAATGTTGGTGCAAGTAATCTCGGTGGTGGTGCAGATTCCGCTAGTCCCGCTCGTTGCACTTTGGCCTTCGGTGGCCGTGTCGAAAGAGTCGGAATCAATATCGGTATCCAGCTTCATCCATTGCGCTCCCCAACGGCAGTTTCCGCTGGTGGCTGAGGTTGCCGCCCAAGTAATCCTTACCTTAATTCCGCTAGAAAGTGTGGCGGCTTCTGGGATGCACCCGACAAAAGTGGATTCTTCGTTGGTTGCGCCATCGTCAAAGTCCAGCACGGCAATGGAGTTTCTGGTGTCCAATGTGGCAAAATTTGTAGCGGTGGGCTGGTTATCTGGCGGGGTAAAGACGGCCAAGGTCTTTGTTCCGCCAGCCCCGGATGCTCCGCCTCCAAAAAATCCACTCATTTGCTACCCCTCCAACACCGACCAGTTCGTCCCGGTTACCCCGGAAAGCCAGTAAACTGCCCCGGTCGGACAAAACGCATCGAAGGTCAGCCCTGCCCCGCTTGCAAGCTGGATGCCTTGGGTGGTGGTAGGGGAAAACCCGATCCCGATGGTCACGGTGCTGGTGGCGATGTTTTGCACAAGGAGAAACTTGCGGGAGGCGTTTGTGACGGCAGAGGTGATCTGAGCCGTGTTCGCCGTGGTGACAGATCCGAAGCGGGTGGTCAGGGCCCCGGAGGGGTTTGCCAGATTCTTTGTTTTTACAAAGCTGTCAGACCCGTCATAAGAAATTGCGTCAGTTCCTCCCGCAGAGGAATAAAGCCCAACATTAAGCCGCCCGCTTGAGTCGCAGACCAAAAGAGTATCTTGTCCCGTTGTCGGCCCTCCCGATTGTTCAGCAAAAAGACGAACTGGCATAGTTACCCCGCCAGCAATCCCGCCGAGATTAGCCGTGACGGTTCCGGAGATGGGGAGAGGGTTATTGCTGGCAACTGCCGCCGTTTCCCCAGCTACAAGCTCTATATGTGGTATTGTTCTTTGCAAATGCCAGTCGTTTGCAGAATCGTAATAGTCAGAATTAAGTGTTGCTCCCTGCACATTGGCCGTAACGGTTCCACCAATTTGAACACCGCTGACAGCACTTGTGATATTGGCTATGGCCGTGGAGCCAAGGGAAACAACGGTATGGGCAGGGGTATGCTCACCCCCAGACAAGATGGTAGAAAGGGTTGTTGCTGACTGGTTGCCGTCTAAGATTGGAAGTGCCATTTTCTCTAATACCCCTGTTAAGTTGTGGCGATATAGAAGCTGTTTAGAGCCTCACTAAAATCATAGTCCCTTAGCCCATCAGAGGCTTCATCTGGTGTGGCATAAACATTGATGGTCAAGCCCCTAACCCAGGCATCTCTTTCTGATCTGATGGATGGGGTTTGGCTTACAATCCTGGCCATGTATATCTTTGTGTCTAAAATATCATCTTGAATCTTGGTGGCGATGGTTGGGCTTTCCTCATAGAGGGAGTCAAAGATTTGGCAGTATGCCTGGTCAAATTCATCTTGGGTTATCTTTGCCGCTGTGTCTGAATAGCTCACAGCCACATTTAAATCATAAACTCCTGTGAAATTTCCAAGGAGTTGCCCATTGATGCTGGCCTGGATTGTGACATAGGGCATAAGCCTTTTGCCTATTCTGTTTGCAGTATAGACATTGACTCCAGAAACCCCTGCCAAGAGGCTGGCAATGGCATTCTCCAGGTTGTATTGGATGCTTTGGCTCATTTCTTTGCTGTGGCCACAATGTCCAGGGTGACTGCCTTTTGCCATGATCTATTCGTGGCATTGATGGTTGGCTCCTCCTGTGTCACCTTTGCCTGATAGATCGTGATGTTAGAAGCTCCTGTCATGTAGGCTGGAAGGTTTGGGTTCCTATAGAGCTCATTGACTAAGGATTGATATTTTGAATCAAAAGCCTGTCTGCTTGTGTCATCTGCCCTTGCGACGTAGGTTAGGCTGGCAGATAGCCCAAAAACCCCTGTAAACACACCCAGTTGCTCATTTGTGATGCTGGCCTGGGCAAGCACATAGGGCATTGTCCTAGCTGTGCCTCTTTCACTTGTGAACCTATTGAGGCCAGAAACACCAGAAACAGCGTTGAGAAGCCCATTCTCAACCTCCCTTTCAATAGAGGCCATGGCTTTAGGTGGTTATCTCTGCAAGGTCAATGTTGTAAGAAAGGCCATCTGTGGACTCAGAAAATCCAGCAATCATCCTCTCAATACCAGAGACCGTGCAAAGGCTACCAATGACAGGTGCAGAAACCATGGATGCACAAACAACCACACTTTGGGTGATTCTAAAAACCTCTCCACCTACATCTAATTCAGAAGTGGTTGCCAGGTCTGAGACACTTGCAGAAACAGCATTCGATCCAAGGCCTGTGACAGATTGCCACAAGTCTGCTATCATGTAGTTCAAGTCTGTGCCAAAATAGGAAGTAGAAATAGAGCCACCCACAGCCCTAAAGGTGTGTCAATTATACAATAACAAGGCCATCAAAGTGGTGGATATTGTCTTGGGTAAACTCACCCCTTTGGCCATAAACCCTGGTTTCCTTACCTTTTCTTACTGCTGAGGCAATGACTGCTGGGCTTGAATTGATGCAGACAAACTCCCTGGCATCCCTAATGGCTTTTGCCATGTCTGCAATGGTTGGTGCTGTATAGGTTCTAATGCCATGGATTTGGATGGAGTCCTGGGGGCATAGAATAATTGTGTTGTCCCTGCCAAACTCACCAATGGCATCCTGGATGATTTCAATTGGATTCCTTCTGTCTCCCTGGCTTATGCCAAATGGTGCAATAAGATTAAACTCTGATGGCAATCCTTCTGCTGGTGATTTGTCCAGCTTATCCAGAATTATATTTGTCCTATCTGCCCCATTGATGGAATGGTGGGAATATACAAAGTCATGCCATGGTTTCCTTGATTTCCTGTATTCCTCATACCTGGTTGGCCAAATCTCCAGGTCAATCACAAGCCCCTGCCTGTGGCCAGCCTTCACATAGGAAGTCATCTCAAATACTCCATGATACTGGTCAAAGCAATCAAAGAAAACTTCATGCCCTTGGTCTGCCAGGTATTTGCAGGCTGGGAGGCATCTGAGAACATCCCCAAGCCTTTGGCTGTATTTGATGGTTCTAGGTTGCATCATCTACAACGCTTCTGTCTTGAACATGGCTGAAGAATCTGTTGATCCTTACTGGGCCGTGAGTCTTTTGGAGCTCATCCCATGAATCAAGAAGCCCTGTATATCCATAGAAATCCTCCTTGAATCGAACCTGCTCCTTGGTTCCGTATGCGTAGTGCTCAAACACGAGCCCCATTTCTTCCGTGATTCCCCTTGGGATTCTGATTGGCTGGTGATTTAGAATTGGTGGCTCATGGCTTGTAAACTCAATGCCCTCTCCCCACTTCCAGGCTCTAAACCACTCATAAGGATAAGCCCCAAGGCCAGACCTTGAAACAACAATCTTTTTCCCAATGTAGTAATTGCAAAAGAATTGAGCGGCCACACCAGGAGTCCTGTCCTTTAAAAGGTCATAAACCTTTGTCATCTGTTCTGGTGTCCAAAATTCATCAGCATCCTGCTCCATAACAACCCCGCAGTCCACTCCCTCAAGAGCCTTATTTACCATCTCAATCTTTCCGTTGAATGGCTTATTTTGGAAGTATGTCTGAACCTTATCGTGCTTTAAATTTTGCAGGTATTGATGAGTTCCATCTATTGAAACAAAATCCTTATGCCACTTCTCAGAAGCCTCCCTGCACCACCTGGTGCAGTTGATTGGCTTGCTTACACCTTCAACAATTTTCCATCTCCATGGTATTTGAAGCTTGTTGAATATTTCGATCTTTTTCGAAATGTAGGGCTCCCCATTTAGGACAATGGTAAAGATGGTCAGCATACCTTTACCCAGCAACTACCATATCTGCTCATTGTTGGTATCATTTCATTTACAGCCTGAATGACTCCTGGGAATGTTGATGTATAGTCATGCCCTGCCAGGATTCCACCACTCCTAACCTTTGGAAGCCAGCTTTGAATGTCTTGCTTTACTGCCTCATAGGAATGGTCTGCATCAATGAAAACCCCATCCAGGGAGCTATCCTGGAACAGCCCAGAAGCCTCATTTGTTGTCATTCTGTGGGCAGTATAAAGGCCATCAAGAGGGCTCATATTGGAAATAAACTTCTCATAGAGCCCATCCTTCATATTGTCCGTGTGCTCTTCTGAACCATCCCATGTGTCCACTATGTGGACATGGATGTCCTCGCTCTTGTTTTTTGCCTCTACAACCAGGAATGCTGAACTTCTACCCTTCCATGCCCCAAGCTCAACAATGATCCCATTTGGCCTGGAATTGTTTACTATGGTTTTATAAACATTCAGATAATCAAACCAATCCTCCTCAAAACATTCTTTTTGATAGATATGCTCTATCATTTTCTAAATATGGCACAGCCATTTCTCCAAGCCTTATCTACCCAAAGAAGATCATGCCCAGCCTCTTTTAGCCAATTGAAATTCCAATGATTTTTAATGTCGTTGATGTCGTCCAGGGCAATTATCCCATCCCTTCTTACAAGTGGCATCCAATCCATAAAATCTGCCCTTCCAGAGAAAGCCCCTCCATCCAATAGTAAAAAATCTATATCTATGACAGGGGTTAGTGGGCTCCATTTGTAGTTAGAGGCAACAGCCAGGTCGTCATCAAGCCAGCCAAGAACCATCTCTATTGGATATGAGTTTAGATTGGTATGTGTTGTATTGTAGAAGTTTTCAACATCATCCCTGCTCATCCATAGCTTTGGGTTTGATGACAGGCAATGCATGGCGGTTCCACCATGTCTCATGGAAAGATTCATGCCATGTCTTCCAACCCTTACTGGATGAACCTCAAGACTCCATAGCCTTTCAGTTTTAATGCATTGGGTTGATCCATCACCAGTTCCACCACCAATCTCAACACCGAAATCAAGCCCCTGGCTATATTTTGCAATAGCCTGGCCAAAGCAGTCGTCTATGCTTATTTCCCTCATTTTTTCCTATTAAATTCTGCTGTATATTTCATGGCTTTCACAATCACATAATTGATGACCGCCTCCCTGTCCTTGGCAAGCATTTCCATGCCAACCTCATAAAGCTTTTTCCCTGCCTTTTCGTCATACTCAAAATCAACCAACACATACTTGGTTTTATCTGGGCGTGATTTGCCAATGGTGATTGTGCCAATGGTTTTGTGTGGCCTAGCTCCAATTAGAGACTTTTCTTTTCTCATAGATAGCTTTTCCTTTTTCGTAAAACTCTGGCTTGTTGTGATGAATCAATTGCTGGTCTGCCTCTTTTTGGGTATAAATTGGATTCTCATGCACAAACTTTAAGTCCCTGGCCTCAATAACAACCCCATCGGCATAGGCTCTTTCTGTGAATTCGTTATCTGAATACAGCCCATCTGACTCCTGGTAATCTGGGTGAAACAGCCATCCTCCCTGGGTTTCCAGCCTCTTTTTGTTTAGAATGGCCATACAAAGGAGTTTATCTGTCCTGTAGCCATCTGATACTGCCAGCACGGCATCGCTTGTTTTAGAGCCAATTAAAGAGCAAATAGAGGCATCCCAATGCCTTGGTGGGCTCCAGTCATCAGACATTTGGACAATAATGTCTGCCTTGGCTAATTTTGCCCCCTGGTTCCAGGCATTGATAATGCCCCCAGGATTGCACCTAATGGCCTGGTGAGGGGTATAGTCAATGGGATCATCATGATCCACCATGAACAGCCATTCCACCTCCAGGGGCTTTTGGGCCGCACATAGCCATTGAAACCTTCTTTGCCATGCCACCTGTGGCCTTCCCCTGGTTGCATGAACCATGGTGATTCTTGGGGCTGGCTTGATTTTCTTCATCTTTTCAGCCTCATCCATTTTCCTTACACAGACTGAAGCAGTCTCATATAAGTCCATGGCTTGCCAGTTATAGATGGCCTCAACCTGGTTCCAGTAGTGAGAGGATGGCCTTGGCAGAGACATGGCCGCCCTGGCAGAGCCCCAGGCCTTTGCCCATTGCCCTCTGCCAGCATATTCAAGGGCAGTCCAGTAGTGGGCTTCCCTTCTGTCTGGCTGGAGGGTGATGGCTTGGCCAAGGTATTTCAGTCTTTCCTCTGGCTTGGCACATCTGCCCATATTGCAAAGGACATCATATCTTAGGGTGTCGTCCAGGTCTGAAAAGGATAGTGCCATTGCCCCAAACTCAAGGCACTTCTCCCAGTTCATGGACAGGAAATATTCTTGCTGGGTATAGTAAAGGCTGGATGCGGCTGGTGCTAATGTGTCTTTGAGAATTGCAAAGTTCCTGTCTGCTGAGGTTTTTTTATATCCATGGGGCTTATGAATCCTAATTACTTTATCAATGCCAAACATCTTGTCTGGCTCATGGGCAACAAGCATTTCATGCACCCTGTTCTTCCATGAGCACTTGCCCTTTCTGGATGCCATTTCCCTTAAGGGGATAAGGCCAGCATTTTGAACATCATACCTAAAGGCAATTAAATCTGCCCCCCTCTTGTTTGCCTCATCAATGGCATCATCCAGGAGAACCTCTGCCCCTGGTTGCATCACATCATCAGCATCAACCCAAATAGCCCATTCATTCTTGCAAGCATTAAGGGCTGTGTTCCTAGCCCCAGCAAAGTCATCTATATGAGGCCAATCAGCTTTTTGATTTTTATAGTGAACAATTCTAGCCCCGTGAGCCAATGCAATTTCTTCTGTTTTGTCTGGCTCAAGGTTCCCCCTAGCAATGCAAACAACAAGCTCCTCTGCCATGGGCTTAAAGGATTCAAGGCATCTTTCAATATAGGCTTCTTCATTGCCAGCAATTAGGTAAAGGCTGATAGGATTTCTCATTGAGGATTTCTTATTAAGGATTTCTATTTGCTATATGTCAATGCTTCCTGGGCATCTTGAGCCGCACCCATATCTGAATAACTTGGAAGCTCATTTTGCTCTACTGGCTTTGAACATCCAGATAGAATGATTGCCAGGGCAAGCCATTTCATTTTGTTGGTATAAAAAAAGTGAGGGCTAGAAGGTATTACCCTCTAGCCCCCACCAGGAACACACAAGCAACTAATCTTTAGGCAAAGCTGGTGGTGATACGCACTCCAGCATTCGCATCAATGACTTTCTCCGAAGTGTTCATGCGAACACGGAGAACATTGCTACGACGAGCCTCATCACGATAGCTCTCAGAGACAAAGCCCCCAGGAGCATCAGCAGACCAGACCAGGGTGCGACCAACTCCACCAGCG